TATCATTTTATTCCCCTTCTGTTGTTTAACTGCATGAGTTAACTATATTCCGGATATGGGATATGTGCAAGAAGATTATTCAGTCAGCCGACGAACGGCGGTTATGTAAGCAAAGAGTAATAATCGTAAACCTTTAAAATCAAGGAAGAATTGATAAAATGGCCGGCAAAAAGGGGATGAAACATACGTTAATTAGTTCTCCAGCAAGAATAGCTGAGATCCGCGCTAAGATTAATGCGATAAGAATAATAGAAAAGCTTAATAATCATGTTCTTGAAAATTCAGAAATGAGCGCAACGCAAATGAAGGCTGCTGAGATACTTTTACGTAAGTGCGTGCCGGATTTAAGTGCGGTCGAGTTGACTGGTGAAGGTGGCGGCCCCGTAAGAATCATTGCTACGTCTCACGACGAGAATCTGTGATCGGAAAGATTAGCTGCTCGTGCGGCAAGCAATACTGGCCGAATCAAGCATGGATACATAAAGATTGTGCGACTAACGCGGTCGATGTTGCGACTAACTGTAATGTTGAGGCAATTAAGCCTCCGACTGGAAACAGAACGGCAAATAGAAGAGCTCGTTCGGCATACAACGAATATCAGCGCGAGTACATGCGCAAGTGGCGCGCCAAATGAAGCTCACCATTAAGCAGGAAGAAGCACAGGCGATATTAGCCGGTCTTGCGAAGTTCATCATGCTGTTTGGTGGATCGAGAAGTGGTAAGACATTCCTCTTAGTTAGAAACGTAGTGATGAGGGCATTAAAGGCTCCAGGCTCTCGTCATGCGATATTGCGGTTCCGGTTCAACGCGGTCAAAGCGTCGATAGTTCATGACACCTTCCCTAAGGTGATGAAGCTGGCATTCGATGGTGTTAAGTACAACCTTAATAAAACAGACTGGTTTGTTGAGTTCGAGAACGGCTCACAAATATGGTTCGGCGGTCTTGATGACAAGGACCGTACCGAGAAGATTCTTGGCCAAGAATACGCCACCATCTATTTAAACGAAGCCAGTCAGATTCCATGGGCGAGTGTCGGCATAGCCGTTACTCGTCTGGCTCAACAGGTAGATCAAGAGATTGAAGGTAGGCAGGTCAAGAGGCTTAAGCCGCGGATGTACTTCGACTGCAACCCTCCTTCTAAGGCTCATTGGACTTATAAAGTATTCATTCAGAAGTTGGACCCTGATACAAAGCAGGCATTGCCGAATCAGGATGATTACGCGCACTTTAAGATCAATCCTGAGGACAACAAAGAGAACATCAGCGAGTGCTATTTAGAAACTCTCGCCGGATACAGCGCAAAGCTTCAGAAGCGATTCCTTCGTGGTGAGTTTGCCGACGCAACGCCGAATCAGTTGTTCAACGAAGACGACATAGAGAAGTGGCGCGTGACTGATGGACGCTTGCCGGATATGGTTCGCATTGTTGTTGCTGTCGATCCAAGTGGTGCTGATGACGTGGACAATGCCGACAACGATGAAATTGGTATTGTCGTCGCCGGTTTGGGAACAGATGGCAACGCTTACTTGCTGGAAGATTTGACAGTGAAAGCCGGTCCTGCGACGTGGGGAAAGATAGCCACTGATGCTTATGATCGTCATGCGGCTGATGCGATAGTCGGCGAGCAGAACTACGGTGGCGCAATGGTTAAGCATGTGATTCAGACATCAAGACCGAGAACTAACTACAGACAGGTAACAGCATCAAGAGGCAAGGCCGTGAGAGCCGAGCCAATCGCTGCGCTATACGAACAAGGTAAGATTAGACATGTTGGATACCACACCAAGCTTGAGGATGAGCTATCAGCATTTTCGACGGTTGGCTATTTAGGCGATGGTAGTCCAAATAGAGCGGACGCCGCAGTGTGGGCGTTAACGGAATTATTCCCTGGTGTTGTTAGGACTGAGAAGAAAAAGGCCAAGAGCGTGAATACACAGAGCTACGGGAATACACCACAAGGATGGATGGGATCATGAATAAATTATCTTTAATGAGGATTTAAAATGGCAAAGTTAACGACAAAATCACGTAATAGTCTGGAAAAAAGCACTTTTGGCATGCCGGCTGAGCGTAAATATCCGATGCCTGATGCCTCGCATGCTGCCAATGCTAAAGCTCGAGCGACACAACAAGTTAAGGCGGGAAAACTCAGCCCGGCGACCAAGGTTAAGATCGATGCAAAGGCTAATAAAATTTTAAGCATTAAGCATTTAGGTAAAAAAGGTAAATAAGCAATGGCTGATGACATCGATGACCGCCTATCGGTAATGCGCAAGTTTTTAGATAAGTTGGATTCTCTTATTGAGAAATACAGAAATGGTGAGATTAAGTCACTGACTTATTTTGCCGAGGATAAGGACGGTTCAGTTACCATTTTCACCACGATGAAACAAGATGATCCGCACTGTTTAGCAAAGTACATGCTTGCCAAGATCAATCTTTCTGGCTTGGAAAAATGAAGGAAGAGGACAAACTCTCAGTGATGCGTAAGCGCCTGACGATGGCGATAAGCGCAGTCGATGAGAGTCGCGAGTCAGAGATGGACGATCTTCGTTTCTTCGCCGGGAATCCTGACAATCAGTTTCAATGGCCTTCCTCTGTACTGTCTACGCGTGGTAGCGTGCAAGGTCAGTCTATTAATGCTAGGCCGTGCTTGACGATTAATAAATTGCCTCAGCATGTAAAACAGGTTACGAACGACCAGCGGCAGAATAGACCGGCTGGCAAGGTCATTCCTGTTGATGACAAGGCTGACGTTAAGGTTGCTGAGATATATGGCGGCATCGTGAGACATATTGAATCCATCTCCGATGTCGATGTGTGCATTGATACCGCTTGCGAGAGTCAAGTTGCGTTCGGTGAAGGGTATTGGAGATTGGTCACAGAATATTGCGACGATAACTCATTCGATCAGGACATCCGTTATAAGCGAATTAGAAATTCGTTCTCTGTATTTATGGACCCGATGATACAAGATCCGTGCGGGTCTGATGCTGAGTGGTGTTTTATTATGCAGCAAATGCTTAAAGAGGACTTCGAGAGAGAGTTCCCTGATGCTAAGCCAATGTCATCGCTTGAATACAGCGGAATTGGTGATGCAGACATGGCGTTATGGATGGACGATAACACTGTTAAGGTGGCTGAGTATTTTTATACTGAGTACGATACGAAGACGCTGAATCTTTACCCTGGTGGGATAACTGTTTATTCTGATGATCCTACAGTTAAGCTTTTAGGTAAGCCATTAAAGACTCGATCGGTAAAGAACCGTAAGATCAAATGGTGTAAGACTAATGGATTCGAGTTCTTCGATGTGAGGGATTGGGCAGGGAAATGGATTCCTGTCATCCGCGTGGTGGGGAATGAATTCGACATCGAAGGTCGGCTTCACATATCCGGTATTGTTCGTAATGCGAAGGATGCACAGAGACTTTATAACTATTGGGTAAGCCAAGAGGCTGAAATGCTGGCTCTTGCCCCTAAAGCTCCATTCATTGGATATGGCGGTCAGTTCGAAGGTTACGAAGAGCAATGGAAGACAGCGAATATAAACAATTGGCCGTATCTAGAGGTTAACCGTGACGCAACAGATGGACAAGGAAATCCGTTACCGTTACCACAACGTGCCGCGCCACCTTTGCCCCAAGCAGGGCTTATACAGGCAAAGATGGGCGCGTCTGATGACATTAAGAGCACGACTGGTCAATACGACGCGAGTCTTGGTGCCGAAGCGAATGAGCGTTCAGGAAAAGCAATCATTGCTCGCGAGAGACAAACAGATACAGGTACTTACCACTATGTTGATAACCTCGCAAGAGCTGTTAGACACTCTACCCGTCAAATTGTTGATTTGATACCGAAGATTTACGATACGAAGCGAATCGCTCGAATCATTGGTATAGACGGCGAGCCGGACCACGCTGAGATTGATCCCGAACAACAGCAACCGGTTGTTGAGGTAAGGGATCAACAGACAAACGCGATCATCAAGACGATCTACAACCCGTCCATAGGAACGTACGACGTTTGCGTTACGACTGGACCTAGTTACATGACTAAGCGTCAAGCTGCGATGGATGCCATGCAGCAGATTCTTAGTGCCAATCCTGCGTTGTGGCAAGTTGCTGGCGATATTTTCGCTAAAAACATGGATTGGCCTGGTGCTGAAGAGCTTGCCGAGAGACTTAAGAAGACGATCGATCCCAAATTGTTGGCTGATGATGAAGATCCGGTCTTAGCTGCGGCTCAGCAACAGATTCAACAGATGGGCCAAGAGATGGACCAAATGCATCAGATGTTGATGAATATTCAGAGTTCATTTGAGGCGCAGAAGGCGCACTTGGAAGCGAAGAAAGCAGACCACGAAGAATTCAGTGGCGACATCGCAGCTTATAACGCTGAGACGCAAAGAATGGCCATGTTGACCAAAATGGCGTCTCCAGAAGAATTACAAATTCTAATTCGTAAAACAATGCAGGAAATGATGGCCGCGCCGCCTCTTGAGGAAGGGCCTCTTGAGGAAGGGGGTGGGCCGCCGCCTACAATGCCGGAAATGCAACCTACACAACAGCCCGCTAATGTGGGCTTTTTAACACACAATGAGTAACGTATTAACTTTTAGCCGTCCCGAAAAAGCGGAAAAGCAATTCAAAGCGGAAAAGCAATTCGCGGAAGGACCGGCTTTTTGTTTGCAATGCAAGCATGAGTGGGTCGCCGTCGGGGAGACTGGCATTGTTAATCTTGAATGTCCTGAATGTCGTACATACAAAGGTTTATTTAAGTTTGGTTTTGCCCCGGAATATGGAAGCATAGTCCGCGAATGCAATTGTAGAAATCAATTATTTTACATAACCCCAGAAGGACACCTTTGTGCCAATTGCGGGATATATCAACGCTACTAAACGCTACTAAACGCTACTAAACGCTACTAAACGCTACTAAACGCTACTAAACGCTACTAAACG